TATTCTTTGCGCCGTAATCTTTATGTTTAGATAGCAATAGGTCTAGTAATTCTTGGTAGGTCTTTCCAACATGGTACTCAAAAGTGGTATTTTGAGCGTCAATATGAGTGATTTCTGCTCTATCTGCTTCTTGGTTATATGGAAACCTTGCTTTTCCAAGTGGGTTATAATCTGCCATACTTCATCACTCTCCATCTTCTTCTTCGTTGGTTTCTGCTAGGAAATGTATTAATTCGCTATCAAATTGACGCATCTCTTCATGTATAACTATATCTTCTATATACTTCTTCATCTTTTTAGGGCTAGATTCAGCGGCATATAATGTAGCATAGGTTGATTGAGTAATACTTTTAATTTCTTCTGGATTATCTGCCATGCTATATATACAACGAAGCAAAGAACCAATCATCAACTGATATCCTCCAGGAAGTATAAGTTTAGGGTCAAACTCTTGTCCACCTTCATCATCTATAAGATGGTCAGTAGCGTCAAATATATTATCAAACTGTTGACCACATACTTTACATGGTGGGATATCTTTATGATTCATTTAGTCCCATTCTTTCTCGAATATACTGGGAACCGTATTTGACATAACAGGAGTTGACGTCTTCGCCGTCTGGCATTTGCACAACGGTGACTGGCAACTCACGGGAGAGACTAGCAGCAAATTCTTTTCCTGGTTGGTCCCCGTCAGAAAAGACAAAGACTCGCTCAAAGTCTGCAAGTAACCTGGTATAATGTTTCTTCCAAGAGTTAGCACCAGGTACACCGATGCAAGGTACGCCAACACAAACAGACAAAGTAATAGTATCCAATTCACCTTCGCATACCCCAATCCAATCCCCTGCTCTATCAACATCTAATACATTATACATTTTTGTTTCAACGCCTGTCATTCCCATGTACTTCGGTTCCACCGCTGGATTAAGCGACCTAAAACGTAAATCAACAACACCAGTTTTAGTAATGTAAGGAATCGAGAGACGACCTTGGAACGCTTCATGTCCAACCTCAGGCTCCTCTACTACGCCGAATCGAGCCAGACGTGCTGCTTCCCTTGTTATTCCCCTGCTTGCTAGGTAATCTTCCGCCTGATAAATGTTTGCTGCGTACTTTGCTGCTGCTTTGCCCAGTAATTCCTTCTGCGAAAGACTTTGCTTCACGTATGTCCACCCTTTCCTGCTTCGCTATAATCTGTAAACTGTTACCATTCATTCCACAAGCAAAACAATTAAATATGTTTTCCTTAGTGTTAAAACTTGCCGAACTATGAGTGTCATCATGGAACGGACACTTTAAATTAACTTGTCCACTAGTCCTTGATGGGTTAGCACCGTAGTGCTTTAACACTAAGACTATGTCTGGTAAGTCATCTGTCAAATACATCGCCCAACCTTAATACTAAATAAGCATCTGCTATAGATTTTCCTCTGGCTTTGATAATAACCGCAGGTAAGACGGATGATTTTTCAATGCCTCTTGCCTCCGAATAATGTGTTGCTTCAATTTGAGCCTCTTTCGTCCAACCAGAGAGGTCAATGCGACCTGATTGACCTGGGGCTTTGGCTTCGATGACTCCGATGAGAAAGTTCGAGCGGACAACAACGTCGCCTTCATCTCGTGCACCTGTTCTTGCAAGTCTCTCACTATCAAGTCCAATTCGTCTAAAATAATCTCGTAGTTCGGTTTCAAATGTTGCTCCTCTGGCTTTGTGTGATTTACGTGTTGTCATGAATTCTCTGGGATATCTTCTACGTACATGTACTCAGGGTTAAACGCTAACCAAGTCATGAGAGTTCCTCCAGCATCTGCTCTACCGTAGCGATTTTTGACTGCTGCCACGCCAAGCGATGTGCCCACCGTACCGAGTGTACATATGAGAGCAGGAAGTTGTGAGACCTTACCTTGTATTGCGCTTCTTGGCTGACAAGGATTCCCAGGAACTGCTTCAGAAGTATGATGTAATACCATAATCGCAGCATTAGTGGCTCTGGCAAGATATTTCAACTCCTTCATAATAGCCCGCATTGATGCAAACTCTTCACCACCATCGGTGGCTACATCCATTAGGTTATCTAAAATTATTAATGTTGGAGCACAACCCCATAGTTCTTCAAAGGCTTGTACTTCCTCGTCTATGTCTTGTAATGTTGGTGATGATTCGAAGGACCAGACTATGTGGCTTCCTTTTTGGAGGATTGCTTTAGTCCATCCAACATCAGTATTAAGTTTATGTTCGACATCTGTTTGATTCTTACCTGATATCATTGACGCTAGGCGCATAGCCATAGTGTGAGCATTGGTATCAGCGGATATGTAAAGAGTTGGCACATTAGTCTTTAGGGCAATCGCTAGAGCAAGTGTTGATTTACCTGCTCCAGGAGCACCCGCAAACATTGAAACTTCTGAACGCCTAATTATAATCTTGGACGCTTCGAATGATTTAAAACAACTAGGTAGAGGTTCCCCGCCAATAGAGGCACGACCCACAGACCTAACTAGTGTACGCATCTATTGCCCCTACCTAATCCTAGTATTTACTTATGCCCAAACAATAGGAGCGTGTTGCTCCTTAGGAATCTTTTCACCTGACCAACGAGGTCCTGATGCTGGGTCTGACCAACACTTGTATGCTTTGCCAGCCTGACTTACGCCTGACTTTAATATCATTGGACCCCTTACGCAAGTAGGTGCACCAACTTTATTATAGACCCACATGTTTCCATATCTGTCTTGAATTGTTTCCTCAATCCCACCTGATGCTGGATTTTCCTGGGTCATTATTGAGGGTGGTGCTTGCTTTGTGCTTGTAGTGGTACTGTGCGTCGATAAAGGGGCAGCATTACTCGCTCCTACCACCAACTTTCCCACAGAGGCAATTTGAGTTGAGTAATCTCCAACGCCTTCTAGTAATATGCTTAACTCATCAGCGGTATTCGCTCTGACGTTAATCATATCTCCGCCAGGAGTTTTATACGATACTTGCAACTTCCAGTCTTCTGCCATTTATACTTCCTTCTTTGTTGAGAATTGACAATGAGCGGTGAGTCCGCACATGTATTGACAAGAGTTTGTGTTGGGCAAGAAAATACCTGCCTTACGTGCTTTGTCAAACCCACTTACCAAGTACTCCAATTTATCGTAGGTGTAACTTGATAAGTCAATCATCTCGCTAGTACCACTATCACGAGACATATAATACGTTCCATACTCAATGCCCACACCAAAGGTTTTTTCTAGCCCAACTTTGTAGAACCCTAGTTGTAAAGTACTGGTAGGAGTATTTTTTGCAGTTTTGAGGTCTACTACTACTAACTTACCATTAACCTCAAATATTCTATCTATAACCATCTTGACTGGAACTCCAGCAATCTCTGGCATTAGTTCCAATTCAATGGCTGGTCTACCATCTGGAGTTGTCCAAATCTTCCAGTTGGTATTTGCTTTACGCCAAGCAATATAATCTTCAACCCACATTGGGCCAGATATTTGCCAGAAATTAATATCTTCTTTATTTGGTAATAACTTAGTGGCTCTACCACCAACTCTAGCATTAGTTAAATCTATACCTTCAGATTCTTTAGCCCATGCTTGTTCCCATAGAGATTGGCTCATAGAGTTTCCCTATCATACATTTCTGTAGCCAAGTGGAAGGCTGACCCTCCAACAGACCAAACAGATGGCTCTTCTTGCTTCTCCAATAACCTACCTAGGTAGTATTGATATCCACAAGTTAGGTAAGTGCTGAAAGCACTATAGGATATATGTTCTGGTAATGTATATTCTTCAAGTTGTATTGACATTAGATGAATTATACACAGGTATAGGGTTAGATGGAAGTCGGATGTGACTTCCATAGATTGGTACCTATGTGTATAATTGATATTAATATAATATATAAAGACCCCGAAGGGGTCTATAGTATAATATATAATTAATTATATCTCTAAGGAGTACTATATTGGAAATCGTAAATAATACCTTCTGGGCTGTATTTTTTGGCTCAACTTTAGGAACCCTAACCGTATACCTAATCACATCCCTAGTGGATGAGTATCGTACAGCAAAGGAACATAGAGATATTAAACTTCTAATGGAAGAGTGGGAAGACCTAGAAGATTAAGCCTTAAAACGACAAAAGAACCCCCTTCCTGAGGTAAGTACCTCAAGTTGGGGGTTTTCGTGTCTCTAAAGGGCGTTTAAAGCCCAATTAGGGGTATTTAATTAGAACCTATGCCGTACTCTTTTTCAGTCTTATCAGCCCATTTAGCCAATGGAGCAGCCAATGCGCCAATTAGGATTGCTTGCTCAGG